GACCGCTGGAGCGGGTGGTTTGCTGGGAATGGACGGCAACAGAAGTTACATGGTCGAAAGAAGCGATTTGGTGCTGACTTCTAAGTTTCTTGTAAAAAACAATTTGTTCTTTAATGGTCCAATCGTTGAACGTACCAATTTACGGCAGTTCTTTAGTGATATTGCGCCGAGTTTCTTATGCAATTTTTCGATAGTCAATGGCAAGTTCTCGTTAAAGCCTGCTTTTCCAGTCAAAAGCGATGGAGATATAAACGATGGCTCTATTACTGTGGAGCATTATTTTACTGCCGGAAACATTCTTGAGGACAGCTACAAAATTGAGTACCTTGGAGCGGAAGAGCGTCGTGCTTTTAAGGCTGTTGTTCGGTATAGGCAGGAACGCGCCAATCAATTACCAGAAGAGGCAGTTGTTGAGGTAAAAGGAATTGACGGGGATGGTATCTATTCTTCTCCTGGCACCAGTCAGTTGCCTCAAGAAGAATTTGATTTGACACAATTTTGCACGTCCAAAGACCACGCAGTTCTAGTCGCTAAGTATTTTTTAGCATTAAGGGCATATGTAACTCATACGATTAACTTTTCTACGACAGCAGAAGGGTTGAACATCGGCGCTGGGTCTTTTATTAAGGTGACGACAGAAGCAACTCCTTACAACTCTGCAAACACCGGAACGGTCGATGGTACTGGAGCCGTTACAAGCGTTCGAGACATGCCAGATAATTCAGAAGGGTATCCTATTACTTATTTTAGGTCAGGAGATGGAGAAATTGAAACTGGCACTTTAATAGTTTCAAACGACAGGGTTGAAGACTCTACGTATCACAATATTTTGTTTACTGTTACAGCTAGCGAAGTATCGCAAAATATCTATGTTGTCGAGCAATTGACCTTTTCTCAGGACGGCATTGTTGACATTGTTGCTTCTGAGTACCCTTGCGACAGTGGGCAGCGAAGTAAAATTGTTTCAGCTGTACTAAGCTTGGATGACGCAGGCTGGAGCGTTCAGTCATGAGTTTCCCAATCACTAAAGCAGGAAGTACGGAACCGTTTGCTACAGCAGATTACCTGGTCCCCAGTTCTCGTACTTTTGAGTCAGGCGACTATCCAGTGAAAACTTACAAGGCTCAAAGCGGCGCTGAGCACAGGATTTTGTATGGCAGCAACCGTACAAACATGAAGCTGTCGCTTACCTATGCAAATATTCGCGATGTTGATGCTGAGTTGTTTTTAGATCATTACGACACGGTTCAAGGCACGTTCCAGACTTTTGTTCTTGGAAACATCAATGGATTCAACCCAACTCGTGGTGGCTGGGAAGGCAATAAAGACGCTTTAGGCGCAGGGGAGCAGAGCAATAGCTATCGCTATGAAGGGCCGCCGCAGGTCGTACAGGTAGCTTCTGGTCGCAGCACTGTTACAGTGAATCTGATTGGCGTGCTCTGATGGCTATTTTTACTGGCGCTACTGGGAAGCTATTTTTAAACAACACGGCTGACAATGATGATCCTGGCACTGAGATCGCTAAGGTACAGAATTGGAGCTTTAATACGTCTGTATCTTTAGTTAGCACAAAAACGCTGGGTCAAACAGATGATGTCTTCACTCCTGTAGGAAGGTCAACGACCGGCAGCTGTCGAATATTGTATTATCAGCAAACTTTAGGCTCAAAAAGCACTGACGATAGTGCAAGCACTTTGTTAAACAAGGTGATTAAGCAACGTGACAGCGCAACAGATATTCTTAATGGCGCATCACTAGACCAAAACGACGAAGTTGATGCAGCGAAAACGTTTCGCATTCGTCTAACAATTGACGACGGAACAACCGACAACGCAGGAAAAATTACCGGCAAATTCATTGACATGAGGGTTTTCATCACAAGCATTTCGATGTCAATGTCTGTTGGCGAGGTATTAGCTGCAGACATCCAATTCCAGTGCCAAGGCGCCCCAGTTGCGCTTGACATCTGATGAGCATTTACCTTGGAACGCATGGCAAAGTTGAGTTACGTCGAGAGTTCGACGGTAACGATTTAGTTTCAACGGTAAACGTTAGCGACGTTAATGCAACGCGAAAGCGTTTGAGTTTTGATTTTAAACTTGGGCAGTTGATAACTGGCGATCAGGTCGAAATCACAAGCACCAACGGCGCTGCTCTGTCTTTTTTCAATGGTTACACGAAAACAGGCATCAAACGATTCATCAATGTTGATGCGCTTGGCGGGATACGGTTTTACACGACATTTGCTAATGCGGTGAATGGTGGGACGGCAAACGCTGAAACCTTGGCAACGCCAGGTGGTCGCGCTGCTACAGCACTTGTTGCTGGAACTGTTTACCAGATTGTTACTGTAGGCAGTTCTGACTTTACAGCGGTTGGAGCGTCAGTTAATACAGTCGGCACTGTTTTTACTGCAACAGGAACTACGACAGGCGACGGGACGGTAGGGGAAACGATTCCAATCAAAGTCGTTGTGCAAAACTCTGACTTTCGTGTCATTGCACAGGTAAACAGCTTTGAGCTAAGCACTCAGAGAGAAGTCATTGATACAACAAACTTGTCTGATAGTTTCCGCAGTCAAGTTAGTTCTTTGATGTCTGGTTCGGGAAACATGAGTTGTTTCTGGGAGTACACAGGCGAAACCGTGCAGGACTTGCCAATGTACCTCTTACAGTTGATACTCCGTACAAAAGTCGGCAGCCAGTTTAGAGCGAAATTTTATTTGAAATCTGGAAACCACAACCCAAGCGGCGTTGTAGCAAACGCAAACGATGAGATTTTTTATGAGTTTGATGGCGTGCTAACTGCGTGCGCTTCGCAGTTCAGCCCTTCCTCAACGGTTCAATTCACTGCTGATTTTGTCACTACCGGAGAAATTGCATTGAAAGTCAGCCTTGAGAGTACCGATAAGATTTTGCAAGAGGACAGCGACGACATACTCTTGGATCAGGACGGCACAGCTAAGCTGTTGCTTGAAAGCTCTGACACTTAAGCCCTGGAGGCTAGTCACCAATGGCCGATCTTAAAATCAGCGATCTTTCAGCTCTGTCTGGTGGCGACTTGGTTGCTGCTGATGAGCTTGCCATTGTCGATGACTCAGCAAGTGAAACCAAGAAAATTACGGTTTCAAACCTGATTGCAAACGGTGTCACGCTAATCAGTGATGACGCAATCCCTGGGGCCAAGATTTTATTTGGTGCGGGGGACATCGCTACAGCAGCACTTGCTGACTCTGCCGTCACGGCAGCAAAGATTGGTGCGGACCAAGTAACGGCAGCAAAAATTGCTGACAACACGATTGTCAATCTTGTTTCAACGCTACCTACTTCTGGTGATTACACAGGTCAGCTTGCTTTAGATACTGATGATAATTCCTTGTATGTCTACAGCGGCAGTGCATGGTTAAACACTAAAGCGCCAGGTTCTGTTAATGCCTTCACTGACACGACGTCAGGCATTATCAATATCAGCACGGCTGTAAGCAGTGGAACGGCAACCGTTACAGCTTCAATCGATAACACTTCCTCTGCAGCACAATTTTTAGCTGGGCCTGTGGGGTCTGCTGGAACGGTTGGTTATCGCACGATTGATGGCGGTGACTTGCCTACTGCAACCACTACTTCAAAGGGTGGCGTTATTGTTAATGGTGGTGGACTTACTTTAAGCACGGACACGATTCAAATTGCCAACAGTGTTACTCAAAGCAGTACTAAACATCTTGTCACTTATGACACACATGGTTTAGTTACTGGCGGCGGTGCAATTGCACCGTCAGATCTTCCTGTCGCAACAAGTTCTGCCAAAGGCTCTGTATTTATTGGTTCAGGGGGAGGATTAACTGTTAACGCAAGCGGCAATTTATCTGTAGACAATACTGTAGCTAGCGGAACTTATACCAAGGTTACAGTCACTGCAAAAGGTCTTGTTTCCGCAGGCGCTACTTTAACGGATGCAGACATTCCTGATCACTCAGCAGCAAAGCTGACATCTGGAACGATTGGCGCTTCTTTGATTGCTAATGATGCAATTAATGCAGACAAATTAGCAGACGAAGCGACAACTAAATTTGGCGGTGCTGCAAGTAGTGACAACGTAACTATTTTCCCCGCTGGAGACTTTAAGGGACAGTTTTTCTATGACGAGACCACTCAAGATCTGTATATATATACCGGGTCTGCATTTGTACCCATAACGGTGTTATCAGGAAATTTAATTAATGCTGGCGCGTATAACGCTAATACGAACCAAATAAGCAGTGTAACGTCTGCTGGTTCCGCTGCTGGTTTTTCTGCTGGAAGCGCTCTACCAGCTCCAGCGGCAACTAATTTAAACCACTACGTGGTTGTGGATACAAGCGGCACAGGATCTGGAGCGGCACCTGCTGTTGCACTTGCACCACCTGACATGTTGTTGTCACAAGGTGTAGGCAATGAATATTCACTGATTGACATTTCAAATGCAATTGCAGGTCAAACAGCCAGCAATATCTCGCTAATTGCTTCTGGTGACATTGCTGCCACTGATGTGCAAGCTGGCATTCAAGAGCTTGACGCTGAAAAGCTGCCAAAAGCTGGCGGCACAATGACTGGTGACTTGAACCTCGGGGCTAACGTCAATGTGGTGTTTGAAGGTTCATCAGCTAATGATTATGAGACAACTTTAACGGTCACTAACCCTACGGCTGACCGCACTATTACGCTGCCAAACATTGGTACGGCCAGCAGCCCGGCAACGTTAATAACTAATAGTGATACAGGAACTGTCACTAGCGCGATGATTGCTGATGGAGCAATCCTCAATGCTGACATTAGCGCTAGTGCAGAAATTGCAGTCAGCAAGCTTGCAAACGGTACTGCTCGTCAATTGCTGCAAACTGATTCTGGCGGATCAGGCGTTGAATTTACGAGCAACGTTGATGTCCCTGGAACGTTAGACGTAACGAATGCGGCAACGTTTGATTCAACAGTTGCTGTTACTGGCTTGCTCAGTGCTAACGGTAAGTTGGCGTATCCAGCGGGTTCTGCTTCTGCAGTAAGTTTGTATTCAGGGTCTGACACTGACACTGGTATTTATTCGCCAGGGTCTAATCAGTTTGGGATTGCATCTGCTGGAACGTCGAGAGTTGTTGTTGACAGCTCGGGCAATGTTGGGATTGGAACGACGTCGCCTGCTGCAAATCTCCAAGTAAACGGCAGTACGCCTACCTTCCGTGTTTCACATGGCACTTCTCAAGTTGTAGAAATTAAAGCTGATTCAAGTGCATCAATTCTTAGAACAACAACTAATCATCCGTTGTTATTTGGAACCAACGACACCGAGCGCATGCGAATCGACAGCTCGGGGAATGTTGGGATTGGAGCTACGAGCCCTGGAAATAATTTAGACATAGCAATAGATTCCAACAATGAAGGCATTCGACTTTCAAGCTCCACTAATGTTTTTGGCAAGATTGATTTTCACTCTAATAGGTCTGGCGCTGACGCTGCATTAGGCATTCTTGATTTTAACTGGAATGGAACCCAGGTTGCTCGGATTATCGGCGGCACTGGAACTGATACAACAAATAAAGATGATGGTGTACTGCAGTTCCATACTGCAGCTGCTGGGAGTGCCAGTGAAGCGATGAGAATCGACAGCTCGGGCAGACTGTTGGTTGGTACGTCAACTGAAGTTACCGCTGCAAGCCCTAGTATTCAATTAGTAGACACTGGTACGGCTATTTTAGCTTTAGGACGTGATGATTCATCAATTAGTGCGGGAAATGCTCTTGGAACAATTGAATTTTATGGCAATGATGGTGGTTCTTATCAGATG